GCTCCATCCTCCTTTTATTCCTACGCTTGCCATTTATGTGATACATATCCATACTCATTCTATACTAAGTAAGTTCCCGGTACGATGCCGTTTTATGCGAATAATAGAAAAGTATTCGACAAGGTCTGACGTTTTTGTCGAACGAATTTAGGCATACGCTAGAAAATATTGTAATGGGTCTATTGTATTATTCTGCAAAATTGCTTACTATGAGTAAAGAATCATAAGAATACCTGTTCGTATATTTTTGCGAACAATGAAGGGGATTGTGTCAATGGGGCTGGTAGCTATTCAAAAAAGTAATGGAAATGAAGAAGGCGTCCTGGATAAATTATTGACTCGTGATAGACCCGTCGCAATTTGTTTTACGGACAGCAAAGGAAATATCATCGCTTTTCAACTAGATGCTGAGGCGCTTGATAACAACGAGATACCGTCAAGGAAAACATTGTTTAAGTAAAGACCATAAAAAAGGACACCGTCACTGGGTGTCCTTATTTTTTAATTCATTTTCGTGCGCCTGAATAACGAGCTTTGTATAATCGATGATCCGGTCAAAGTCTTTTTTGCTAAGGGAAGCAATTTCTTCTTTCGATAGTCCTAATATGCGCAGTATCTTGTTATCTACCATTTGTTCCATTTTATATTCATCTAGTGTCGTTCTTCTATCCTCTGTTCGACCATACATGTAATCTAACGTCGTTTCGAATAAGTCCGCTAATTCTAATACTTTTTCGTGTTTCGGCATGGAAGCATTTCTTTCCCATGAGTTGTATGTCGTCGGTTTTACTTGCAACCTCTTTGCGATTGCTACTTGAGTCATCCCAGACTCCTGTCGTAGCATCCGAATTCGATCTCCCATCGTCTCCATTAATCTGACCTCACTCCTATATGTTGTCTCCATATTAAGTCCCTCTCCCTCTATAGATACTATCCTAAAGGTGCGGGCCAATCCATGCACCTTTATTCTACATAAAAATTGGATATTTTACGAATCCAAAAAGAAAATACGAAAATATTGAATAAAACCTTTGACATACGAAAAGAATGGATATATAGTTAGGGTACAGAAACGAACAAGGAGGTGACAAACATGACAGTAGCGGGACGCGATCGTATGAAGAAGCGTCGTGAGGAGATGGGCATCACGCAGGTCCACATCGCACGCAAACTGGGTTACAAGACATCAGCGACAATCAGTTTGATGGAGTCGGGCATCCAGAACATTTACGTCGGACAGGCCATCACAATCGCCAAAATTCTTCACACGACGGTTGAGGAACTTTTTTTTGAAGAAGAGGTACGAAATTAATGGATAAGTTCATTTATATCGTATAGAAAGGAGCAACACAATGCAACAAGTCGTCGTATTGTCCTTTACCCCGGAACAGCTCACGACACTCATCGACACGCGAATTGCTGAAGCACTGGCAATGCAGTCGACTAAAGTCTGGATGAGCGAGAGCGAGGCACAAGAGTACACCGGATTTTCCAAACGGACGCTGTACGACGCACGCCAAGACGGGGTGCTCAAGTCGTCTAAGGTCAACCGCAACACCCGCTATCACCGCGACGATCTCGATGCGTGGTTGATCAGCAAACAAAAATAAGGAGGCAACACACATGGTCACATCGACTTTCCAAATGCTCGCTGGCGAAGACGTCAAGCGCAAAGCACAAAATCAGCCGACGCAAACACTGGTCATCTTGAAAGATAAAACAGCCGTCACTTCATCGGTCACAGTCGCTGATCAATTCAGCAAAGAACACAAACACGTTTTACGGGATATCGGAACACTGAAAAAAGATGTGCCCAATTTTGGACATATGTTTTTCGAAACGATGGAAGCGGATGGGTATGGTCGGGACCGTCGGGTGTATCTAATGAACCGGGATGGATTCACGTTACTGGCGATGGGTTACACGGGGAAACGAGCGATGAAGTTCAAAGTGGCGTACATCGATGCCTTCAACGAGATGGAAGCGATGCTCAAACAGGATGCACCGGCACTCACACAAACGCAATTGACGGCACGAATCGCCATGCAACAAGCGGAGCAGGAACAGCAACTAAACGAACTGACCGAGGATGTCAGTTACCTCAAGAGTTCGATGCGGATCAACACGACGGAAGAATATCAGATTAAGAAAGCCGGCAGCACGCAAGTCATCAAAGCACTCGGCGGCCGTGACTCAAACGCCTACCAGGACAAATCGATCCGGTCGAAAGCCTACGCTCAGTTTTGGAGCGAGTTCAAGCGGCATTTCAAGATGGCCCGATACGGCGACTTGGCAAAACGCAAACTCGACGATGCACTGGAGTTCATCACGGAATGGGCACCGGATACAGAACTACGCCTGATGATCAAACATGCGAACCAACAGCTCACGATGGACGAGGTCGACTGATGGACAGCACATTTTGGTTCTTTTGCAGCATGTTCCTACTATTCGGCTTTATCCTGTTCGCCGGCACGTGCTACATCGAACGGAACGACCGTGACCCATGGTTCTGATCACTTACAGCCTCATCGCAAGTCTCGTCTTCATCAGCAATCGCGACGAACTCAAACGGATTTACGGCAAATAAAAAAAGCACGACACACAAGGCGTCATGCTCTCTGATTACTAGACATCTTCATTGTAGCATGCACCCGCATAAGGAGGAAACGATATGGTCACCATCCACAAATCAGACAAGACGATCGCACCGGTCATCCAAGCGACACCCGAGATGCTCGCCCTCATCGCAAAGGGTCCGGTCAAGATTGACGCGATTCATGCGGCACTCGACGCGACGTACGCCCACTTCGCCAACATGGCACTGACACTCGACGCGGACCACCCGGCGCAGGAACACATCAAACTGGCGCACCAGGAGATGTACGGCATCGAAACGGTCCTCGACGAGCAAAACAACCTATTCACGGCAGGGGAGGATTCGCTATGAGCCTACCACAACTCGCTGAACGCTTATCGGAAGTCGCAGAGGCGCAACCCCGCCTCATCAACCTTATCCAACACTTGATGGAAACACACAGAGAGCTTGGCTTAACGGACGATCAGCAAGCTGAGTTACAAGGCATCACCAATGAAGCGATGGAGATTCTCCGGGATCTCGGACGCTAAGGAGGAAACGACGATGGATATGAAACGATTTGAAAAAATCACTGGTAAAGAAGCGGTTGAACGATTGATCAACCACCAAGAAGTGTACGATGCGGAATCACGTCGGTATTTCGTCCTTGAAAAAAGTACGTCGGTTTGGGTCGAAACAGAGTTCAAAACACACTTTTCAACTGGTGGTACAAGTTTAACATTATCAGACTTCCTCGAAAAAGACTGGTACGTCAAAAAGCCGTTCGATGTCCGCGTTGAGATGTTAGCACGACCAGACGAATGGGTTGCAGCTTTTAAAGATGGCGATGTATGGCACAAAGTTGGATTCAACTCGAAAAGCATGAGCGCTTACGAAACGGAGAATTGGGATTACGACTTCCGAAACAAAGAGCTATTGAATTGTATTGAAAAAGAACTAGACAAATGCATCCCAATCGAAGACGTCCCAGAGGAGGAACTCACATGACCACCCTATACCACCTATCCGCTCAGAAACAGGCATTGCTCGACGCGCTCACTGGCTACGACCTCGAGGACATGGAAGGCGCGGACGTCATCGCCGACACCCTCGACGCACTCGACGAAGCGCTCGAAGTCAAAACGGAAAGCGTGCTCCACTTCCGGCAGAAGTTTCTCAACGATGCGGCAGCACTCAAGGCAGAGGAACAGCGCCTCGCGGCACGACGCAAAGTGTACGAGACGAAAGCAGAACGTCTGAAAACCTACGTCGACGAGTCCTTGCAGGTCGCAGGCATCAACAAGCTCGAGACGGCACTGTACACGGTGTCCTATCGACCAAGCACGAGCGTCGAGATCACGGACGCCGAAGCCTTGCCAGTCGGACTCCTGCGCACGAAGACGACGACAGAGCCGGACAAGACGGCCATCGGCAAGCTCCTCAAAGCAGGGGAAGCCATCGACGGCGCCCGGCTGGTGACGAAGACGAACCTACAAATCAAATAAGGAGGAACGGACATGAGTGAACCTATCATCCGGAAGAAAACGCTATTCGAGCGATTCTCCGAAAAAGATGTCGGCAAGAACGTTGAGAAAAAGAACGGACTCAGCTACCTCTCTTGGGTCTACGCACTCCGCGAGATCAAGAAGGTCGATGAGAACGCGACGATCACGATTCATGAGTTCCCGTACCTGGTCGGTACGCAAATCATCGAAGGATTCACGGTACCTTACCTCAAAACGAGCGAGGGTGTGATGGTCAAAACGTCCGTCACGATTCATGGCAAGACGGAAACAGAATGGCTGCCGGTCATGGACAATCGAAACGCTGCGATGGCGAACCCGAAAGTGACTGACATCAATAAGGCACACAAACGATGCTTCGCAAAAGCGTGTGCCCATCACGGACTCGGACTTTATATCTACGCCGGTCAAGACCTCCCAGGTAAACCGGACCCGGCATCACAAGACCTTCTCAACGAATTGGGACATGCTGCACGAACACTGGCGAAAGCAAGAGGCGTCGAACCGGCTGAAATCTACAAACAATACGCCATGGTTGCCGGAATGGAATACGCCGATGCCATTTGGGCCATCGATCTCATTACAGAAGAACTCGAACACATCACGCCAGTCGTGGAACCTGAACCGGAAGTCACTCCAGAACTCGAAACTGTTTCAGGACCGGAAGAAAGGGAGGAATCGGCATGAAACTCATGGACGAATACGAAGCATTAGAGACGTGTTCCCGCTGCCAACAGATGATTCCCTTCGGCGGGGACCGCGACGTGTTCGGTGAACTCGTCTGCAACGTCTGCCTCGAAGAAGAACGCGAGAACGCCCTGCAACACCAAGACTACGAAAAGAGCGTCCGCTAAGGGCGCTCGGGAGGAGATAAACATGACACGATACGCAAAGTTAGAACGAGACAGCTTTCTATATAAAGGGTTCAAGGCAAACCACGAAGCGGATGCTAAATGGCTCGACGTCCACAAGGAAGTGAGTGAGCTTTTAGGCATCGAAACATCGAAAGAATACTTTAAATCACCCAAACAACTTGTCATCACACCAGAAGCGTTTAAAGCACTGGATCCAGACAAACAGAAAGCATTCCGACCGCATCCGAAGGCGAACGGCTACACGCCGAAAATGAATCTAAAGGTAGGAAAAGAGTTAGCGAAATCTTTCGCTGAGATTGTCGCCAAATATTCGGTAAACGTCGAAAACATCGGAGTCATCCTCTTCATGTCCGGTTTCTCACAATATTCAGGTATGCGCCACTTCCACTACGCCAATGATTTTTATCTGACTTGGGAGCATGCAGGCAGTGTACCCGAAGAACAACTGAACGAATTGACGCACGAAGAGTTTCTGAAAGTCCAATTAGAACGCGAACAACTAAAAAACGCTTTTAAGGAGGCAACATCATGATCAATCAACTCGTACTCGTCGGTCGCTTAACGCGCGATCCTGAACTTCGCTACACACAATCCGGCATTGCGGTCGCTCGCTTCACATTAGCGTGTGACCGTCCCTTCACGGGGCAGGATGGCAAGAAGGAAGTCGATTTCATCGATTGCGTCGTCTGGCGGAAACAAGCGGAGAACGTCACGCAATACCTCAAGAAAGGTTCGATGACCGGACTCACTGGACGCCTTCAAATCAGCAGCTACGACGATAAAGATGGAAATCGAAAGTACCGAGCGGAAGCCGTCGCAGACAGCGTCCGGTTCCTCGACTCAAAGAAGGATGGCGAATCATCAGCACCACGTCAGGAAACGCCACCAAAACAGGATAAGCCGGCAAGTGGTTTCGGTGCTGATCCATTCTCAGGTGGCAGTTCAATCGACCTCAGTGATGACGATTTACCGTTCTAAAGGAGTGAAGCGAAATGGAAGACCTGCAATCATTACTCGCCATTGAACGGTTCGCAGAAGATGCGTTCCGTGTGAAAAAGACCTACGTGGACATGACCGGGGATTTACTCTCCGGCATCCTCCTCGGTCAAATCGTGTACTGGCATCTCCCGTCAAAAGACGGACGTCCCAAGCTCCGTGTCCAGAAGGAAGGTAAGCTTTGGCTCGCCAAAGGACGGGCGGACTGGTACGACGAAATCCGCATCACACCGAAGCAATTCGACCGGGCCATCAAGATACTGGTCGACAAGGATTTCATCGAGACGAAGCTATTCAAGTTCGACGGATCACCGACGGTCCACATCCATCTTCACCCGGAACACGTCATTGATTCCGTTTTTCCCCAAAGGTCAAAATCCATTTTACCCAAAGGTGAAAATCCATTTTACCCAAAGGTCGAAATCCATTTTGACGAAAGGTTAAAAACCTTAACAGAGACTACAACAAAGACTACTTCAGAGACTACGACAGATAAACCTATTGTCGAGCAAGCCTCGACGACCCACCTCGACATCATTGACTATCTCAACTCGAAGACAGGCAAAAAATACAGAGCCACGACGAAGGCCACCCGGCGCCTCATCAACGCTCGTCTGAAAGAAGGCTTCGCCCTCGATGATTTCAAGCGTGTGATCGATACGAAAGTCGAAGCCTGGCAGAACGATTTGAAGATGCAGGAGTTCTTGCGGCCGGAGACGTTGTTCGGTCCGAAGTTCGAGAGTTACCTCAACAGCGCACCGCAAACCAAATGCAAGCCGACGATGGAAGAGATGTTCGGCACACGATAAGGAGGTCATGACATGCAGCATCATGTGGAAACGCAAACGAACGATACGACGATGGCACGGATTCGCCCGGCGACCATCCTCGAGTCGAAGGATTGCCCGAACTGTGGGCAGACGATCAACCGCATCCGCTACACGAACCCGATGACGTTGGTTGAGAACGAGATGTGGGCGCAGACCTGCAACTGTGCCGTCCTCGACGAGATGCGACGGGTGCAGCAAGAGAACGCGGCAATCAATGCGAAGGCACGCGAAGAAAATGCCATCCAGACGCTGATCACGAACACGCTCGTCAGCCCCGACCTCAAGACGGCGACGTTCTCGAACTACGAACCGACGGACCCGAACCTGCTCGAGGCGAAGGCACTCATCATGCGCTACGTCGACGAAGGACTCAACGGCAACGTCATCCTGCACGGGACACCGGGCGTCGGCAAGAGTCACCTCGGGTTCAGCGCGATGAAGAAGACGATCCGCAACGGGAAGACGGCGCTGTTCATCAGCGTCCCGCTCCTGTTGACGAAGATCCGCTCGACGTTCCGGAAGGACAGCGAGGTCAGTTCAGACGACATCATCTCACTCTGCAAGGACGTCGACCTGCTCGTCCTCGACGACATCGGCATCGAAGCCTCGAAGGAGTTCGCGATGGAGCAGCTCTACATCATCCTCGACGGACGGCAAGGCAAGCGGACCATGTTCACGACGAACTACTCGCTCGAAGAACTGTACACGATTGCGAAACCGGCCCACGCTTCCCGGATGTTCGGAGGCGCCCGACCGATCGCGATGAACGGCAAGGATTACCGCAAGACACGCACACCAAACTGGTAAGGGGGGAGAGAGCATGCGCGAGATTAGATTCCGAGCGTGGGACAACGTGAAAGACCGAATGTACTTTGTGGGTGAAGAGGATGACATTTCATTCGAACTATGCAGTGACGGTTCATTTTTAGGTCGTGACCTTAACGAAGGTTGGGATTCATCTTTTCCAAAATTAGAACATCTTCAATACATGCAGTACACAGGTGTTAGTGACAAAAATGGCGTCCTAATCTTCGAAGGTGACTTACTCAAGCAAAGATATTCAAACAAAAACGTTTACGAAGTCGTTTGGAGAAAGAATGGTTTTGAATTGAAATGTGACTTCACACGAAAGTACGAAGGTGATTCATGGCGAGAGAGTTCGTTTTTGCCGATTCACATTGACAGTTATGAAGTCATTGGAAACATCTTCGAACATCCGCACCTTCTTGAACTGGAGGACCCGTCATGACACGCGAGCTGATCCTCAAACGCTACGAACGGGGCATGACCGTCGAACAGATTGCGGCACTTGATGATTTAACGCTCGAATACGTGGAGGAAGTCATTTCCTCCAGTGGTATTCAACCGATTAATCGAAAAAAAGTAATCCAAAAAAATGTAGCTCAAACTATCTCTGACGAAGAATTAACGAAGCGGATTGAGAGTGGAGAAACTCGCTATTCCATCGAGCGTAGCTTGGAAGTGGAAACAGGAACGCTATCCAGTCGATATAAACGTCTTTCGAAGTTGGTTGCGACAAGAAAGTCCGAAGAGAAGAAGCGACAAGATAGCGAAATGAGAGCGAAACAGAGAGAGCAACGGAACCAAACAGTCATCCAGTATGTGAATGAAGGTATGACGTTCGAACAGATCGTCGAAAAGCTTGGATTGCATCGAAATACTACGCGTAAGATTGTTCAGAAATTGGGGTTGAAGTTAAATAAGCCGGAGAAGAAAGTCCCGATTTTGCCAACAAAAAAACAAAAACAAATGGACGAACGCAATCAACGAATCATAGATTGCGCGAAAAAAGGCATGACATTTAAAGAAATCGTAACAGAGCTTGACTTGAACGTTCACACAGCTCGATCGACCGTTCGAAAATTGGGTTTGACATTGAACAAAGGAGAAAATCCCCTGAAAGGCAGAAGTGTGGCAGGGGTTTCGGGTCAGGAATTTTATGCTTTGGCAAAAGCAATGCTCGAAGAAGGTAAGACTCTAAAGGAAATCGGGGAGGCTGCCAAAGTTACTTCGAAAACCGCTACAGATCGTATCAAAGCCAACAAAGAGCTACATCAGATATTTATTAGCCGAAAGGTAACTCAACCACGCGCTAAAAGAAAGCAAATCGATTTAGAGCTTGTAGAAAAGTTGCTGAACGAAGGAAAGTCTTTGCGCCAAATCGCTAAGGAAACCGGAATAGGCTCATATCTCCTTCGAGCACGAGTTAAAGAAAATCCAGAACTAGACCAACTGGCTAAGGAAAATGAGACAGTAATTCGAAAGAAAAACGGTTTTTCTAGCCAACGCTCTAACAAAAAAGTGGATCAACCTACACTCGCCGCCCAGGAAACTGCCGTCACGACGGAAAGTGACGGGTTTGTCGGAGACTATACCATCGAAGCCATGATGAAGGAGGAAGAACAGATGACAGAAACCATCGCAGAAGTGAAGCAGGAGACGGAAGAACGGGACATCCGCAACGACAAGTGGGTCCATTTCGTCGCCAATCAGATTGAGCACGCCAAAGTCAAGACGAAGTTCGACGTGGTAGATCGCGACGGGAAACTGGTCAAGCAGACGGAAGTCCGGTTCGTCATCGAGGAAGTCCTATGAACCCATCGCCACGGGAACTGAAACGCCGTCGCGCCGCACGGCACTGACGCTCTACATGGACAAACGCCCACTCGACTACATCGCCAAAGCACTCGGCATGACGGAGGCAGGCGTGTACGAACTGCTTGAACAAGCGGGCGCGAAGAATATCCAGTACGAGGGAGCCGGCACGCCTGACCCATTACTGGAGGCACCGACGATGCCAAAAAAGTTGAAGACGTACGAGGAGCTGCTCGTCGAGAACTTGCAACTGCGCAACGAGAACTCGCGGTTACGTCGATGCGTCGAAAGCCCAGCCCTCGCTCGAACTTAATGCCGCCAGTCGGCACCCGCATCAGCAGGTACGCCAAAGGAGAACGCAAACGGGACAACGTTGCCCGGGCCTATATCCGGCAAGGGTGGAAACTGATCACGATCTACGAAGAAGAATTGCCGCACACGACACTGTACTCATTGATTCTCGAATACACGGGAGGCTAACTCATGAAGATGACAAAGGTCAAGCAGTTCAATCAGTTGATGGATTACCTCAATCGCTACGGCGGACGGATCGTCCTCCAGCGGGGCGACCTGCAACTGTCCCTCGCAAGCCAACTCGACGTCTACAACATGCGCAAGGGGACGCACCGGCAGTTGACGCACCGGGACGCGCTCAATTATTACCGGCTCGCAGGGTGGACACCGGTCATCAGCACGATGGAATGTCGAGAGACACATACTCGGCGCTACGTGGGGGCACCATGAAGCGGACGCACCTGCTGAGAGGCAAGACCTTATACAAAGCAGAACGACGCAAGGATGGCACGTTAGAACGCGTGTGGCAATACGGGGATTTCATTGCCTACGAATACGAAGAACTACGAAAGGTCGGGTGGCAAGAATGGCGCGGGTATCACAGCAAGCAGGCAAGCAATTCGAAATGATGATCGAGCAGGCGAATCAGGTGTACAAGCTGCAAGGCAAGGCGCTCGTGTTCAAGAGTGAGCCGAGTGTGAAGACGATCCGCGGACAGGCAGGCAAGATCGTCAAGACCATCTACGCCGAAGCGAACGGACTGGACTACTTCGGGACGATTGACGGGGGTAAAGGCATCTTCTTCGAAGCCAAGCAGACGAAAGGCAAGAGCTTTCCGCTCAAGAACATCAAGCCGCACCAAGCGGAGACGATGCGCACGCTCGACAGGCTCCAAACGACCACCTTCCTGCTCGTTCGATTCAGCGATGTAGGCAAGATGTACCTGCTTCCGCCGGACGCCTTCCTGAGCGCGTGGGACGGGTGGACGAAATACAGCAACCGGGCGAGCATCCCGCTTTCGACGTTCGAGAAATGCGGGACGGAGATCGCGGCGACGAACGGGTGCGCGGTGGATTGGTTGGCAGGACTAAAACAATAAATTTTATAGGGAGATGAAAAGATGAGCGATCATTCTGAAGAATTGTTTCTAATCTGCAAACCTTTAGCCTTACCTTTTGTCATTACGTTTTTGATAACATTTCTACCAAGTTTTTTAATTGTACCTATCGTTAACTTTTTGATTAAGTCTGACCATTTATACAGCGGATATAAAGAGATTTACACTCTTATGTTTTTGGTGGTCTGGATTGTAATTGCGTTAATCCAATAAAAGTTTGAATTTAGCCCCATCACCCCGTCAATCAGCTAGACGACTAGGAGGCGTCACGATGTTGATCAAACCAAGCCAATACGCCACAGTGAAACGATTGTATCAAGCGGGAGACACCGTACAGGAGATCGCGAGCTTGTACGGGTGCTCCGTCACGACCGTCCGCAACGTCATCAAGGAAACGGGATACAGCAAGCGCGTCCCGATGCCGGACGAGGACGAGATTTACGACCTGTATATCGAACGGGATTACACGCGTGTCGAACTGGCGGGACATTACAAGGTCAAGCCGACGACCATCGACAGTTGGATCCACCGGGCAAACCTCAGCAAACAAGTCGACTAAACCACACATAGAAGGAGTTTTGAATCCATGACGTACCAAGAACCGCAACCGCTCATCGTATCGTTCGCCACCCTCCAAGACATCTGTGCCAAGCAAGTCGTCCTTGACCGCCACATCTGCGAAGACAAGGGCATCACGCCGCACGAGTTCCAGTATGACCTGCACACGAAGCGCGAAGTCTCCCTCCTCGTCGAAGCCGGCGAGATGATCAACGAGACGAAGACGTTCAAGTATTGGTCGAACAAGCGCATGGATCCGGAGAAGGTGCTTGAAGAAGCGATTGATTGGCTGCACTTTTACTGCTCGCTGCTCATGACTGACTACAAACCGACGCAACATCAACACCAGTACGATTTAGCCATCTTCGACCGGCAGTCCTACGAACGCAACGACGAGACGCTCGACGCGCTCTACCTCGAGATGTTCCGGTCTGACCGCAAACACCGGATGCTCGCGGCGTGGTCGCTGATCTTGGAGCGACTGGGCTACACGGAGACGGACATCATCGGCATGTATGAACGCAAAAATAGCGAAAACTACCGCCGAATCTTGGAGGCCTACTGATGCAGGAGCGGCTATTCGAGACACGACTGGATAAGGGGCAACGCAAGGCAGCCGGGAAGCATTTGAAGGAATACTTCACACTCCCGAGCCGGATCGCCAGCAAGACCGCGATGGCGGAGCTTGCCGCAACGAAGATGACGCCCGGGTACGTGCCGAGCGAGGTTCAGACGCACCAAGCGCCGGGCAGTAAGGTCGAACGGTATGCGATGGCAAAGAGCGAGATCGAAGTCCTGGAGATGCGCCTGAACATCCTGCACCGGATCTACGTCGAGCTGATCGATGACCAACAACGTGAGCTGTGGGACCTGCTGTACGATCCACGGTACTTCCGGTCGGACGACGCCGTCATGCAACAGATGCGGATCAGCTCGACTCGGACGTACTACGGCATCAAGAACAAATTACTCGGCATCATTCACGACCATTTCGGAGACGGGTACTGAGGGGCATTCGCTCCTCGGCACTTGTCGGGATAAAGGGGGAGTCACCTTGATTAAGATACTTGAACTGTTCGGCGGTATCGGGGCACCACGAAAAGCATTGATTAATCTCGGTATCGATCACAAGTCGATTGATTACGTCGAGATTCAGGAAAATCGGGTGCGGGCGTACAATGCCCTCTACGATCACCGGCACAAACCACAATCGGTCATCGGATGGGACTTACGACCAGACGTCTTGGTTCACGGCAGTCCCTGCCAAGACAACTCACGGGCCCAGTTCAGCAGCCGCATCGATGCGTCACTCAAACAACGGGGCGCAGGCAAGGACAGCGGCACACGCAGTTCGCTGATGCACGAAACGATTAAGATCATTCGCAACATGGGCGAATGGAAACCGAAAACAGTCATCTGGGAGAATGTCGTCGGGGTACTCGACAAGCGGACCATCCCGGCATTCAACGAATATTTGCGAGACATGACGGAGCTTGGTTACACGAACACCTTTGATGTCATCGATGCCCGGGATTACGGCGTCCCACAAGCGAGAGAGCGTGTCTTTTGCGTCTCAACACTTGGAGAAGCGTTCCAGTTCCACCAAATGACGAAACGCCCCATGCAACCCATCTCACAGTATTTAGAGAAGGGCATCACGGATCCGCAATACATGATCACAATTCCGTCGATGTTGAATAAGATTGAGGAGTTCAACCCGGTGCAACGAGGAGATGCCTACAAACGTAGGCTTGGTGTCATCGATGAGTTCTGTTGGACCATCACCGAACGGCAAGACCGTTGCCCGAATGCAGGAATCATTCGTCTCGACGATCAACCGGCGTACCGTTACCTGACTGAACGGGAAGTATGGCGACTGATGGGATTTGATGACGCGGATTTTGATTTGATGCTGCACCAGTTCCCGATGAAGCCAGGGAAACGAAACGCCACGCTGTATGCACTGGCGGGCAATAGCATCGTCGTCCCGGTACTGGAAGCGATCTTCGAAGTCTTGCTGCTGAATCAGACGAGTAGCGCACCTGTTTTGCAGGAATGCTTATTTTAGGAGGGAGACCATGACGATTTACGAAGTGCCGCCGAAAAAAGAACTGTACGATCATTACATCGATGCCAACATGACGATTACATGGCTCGCCGGTCATTATCACGTCAGCGAACGGGTCGTCAAGCGTTGGTTGAAGCTGCACGGATTGAAGAAGACAGGAAGAACAGACCTCGTCACCCGTGCCATGTACACCTTGCTGTCGCATGGGTTCTCGGGGAGGGACGTCGCTGTGCTGTTCGACACGACGCACACGGCGGTTTTTAAGGCAAAGAGCGTGTATGAGAAGAAGCTGAGGGAGGGAACGAAATGATTACAATATTGATTCTATTAGCCATCGTATGGATCTCGGCAATCGGTCTATCGGATTTGAAGAACAGTGAACCGAAACGCCAGTATGTCGCAATTTTTTGTCCGTCATGTCACACGGAGTTGTTCAGTAACGGCGAGACCTTGCACGATGGAGAAATCCTGATAAAGCGTTGCAAGGTATGTCATACGGTATCAAACTGGCACCTGGCGATTGCTCCAGTACCGTTGCTATTGAATCGACCACTCAAAAGTAATGTCGATTTGTACCGAGAGGAGGAAACGGAATGATAATCGGAAATCAAGGTGGATTTAGTCATAAACGAGTTTTGCAAGAATACAAAGCAGTTCGATTCCTGGATGATGTCAGAAATGAACAGAATCAAAAAGCATTTATTGCTAACACGAAGCGAACGAAACCTAAAAAGAAAAAACGTTAAGGAGGAGACAAGATGAATTATAAAGAAATTTGCATACAAGCTGACTTGGCTTTGCGAGACTTGAACAGCTTGCGTCACAAGTACGAAGTCGTCTTCTATGTCGGACGTAAAGAGTGGCGCGAACTCTGCGACAACGCTACATCGATGGGGAATGAATCCACCAAGAAAAAGGATGCACGCTTTTACGGTTGCCAAGTCCACATGATGGACACGGAGAGTTACTTCGGAGCAGGATTGGAAATCGAAAGTGACTATATGAAATAAGCAGGCGTCCTTCGGGGCGTCTTTTTGTGAGGTAAAGGATAAGTAAAGGAAACGGCAAGGGATAGCACGTTTTGCCATGGTAAATTAGGAATATACCAATCCGGTTTTGTTTCTCCTCTTCCGGGGCGGTACACAACGGATAAGCGCCGGGTCATCCATCCCTTGCATGATTCCGCGTTTATCCCTTGCGAACAGCGCATGACGCAGCCACACACATAGCAAAGACTTCCGAGTCGTCGTCATAGGGCGGAGTGGTCGTGCGTTGTTTGCAGGATAAGCCAAAGCAATGTATGTAGTAGTACTGCGGCAACAGTTATATGGATTGCGAGCGTTTGTCCGAGCACCCTTTCCTGCCGTACTAAATAGTTAAAGCCGTCTGTCGCGGTGTCAGGCGGTTTTATTACCTCTCCTTAGCTCAGCTTGGTAGAGCGCACGGTTTGGGTCCGTGAGGTCGTAGGTTCAATTCCTACAGGGGAGATCGAATAACCGAGAACGTCAGATGCAGGGGAGGGAACACTATGTGGACCGTGAAGTATTCTCGCTACTACGAGAGAATGGAACGAAAGTTCGACACGGAGAAAGCAGCTTTAGACTTTGCCGTCGTCACCGTGGATTACGAATACGGATATGTCATCGAAATACTAGATCCAGCAGATGAAGTCTTCATGACTGCTAAGGGTCTATCGGATTACATGATTGCGTTAGATGAAGCAGAAGAAGAACAATCGTAAGCATCCTTCGGGGTGCTTTTTTCGTGTCTTGCAACCAGTGGGTACCGCCCGTTGCTTGGAGTACACGAAAGGAGCAAGGCACATGTCCAAACTGAAACTGCATGACCGCGTGAAGACGACGTACAAGAATTCGCCGAACCGTAGTGGTGTGATCACCACGTTGTTGTCAGAAACAGCGACCATTCGAGTAAGGGATTGCGAGGGGCAGTACAAAAGCGAGATTCACATGTTGTACCGGTTGACGTTGGACAGGGGCGAGCCTCCTGGAGTGACGAAATAAGAGGAGGAACTAACCATGAGTAGAGTTGCGTTTGTAAGATTCAATATGCGTTCAGGCAAGAGACACGACGTAGATATACCGGTGCCAGATACATTTAAATTGAATGACCTCATTGAGGATATAGAACATAAAGCACCTGTTTTTCTTGAGGCAGGCGATTCACTATCGATACGTTGGTCAGAAGTAGAGTCATTAGAAGATGTATCAAATCAATACGGAGAAACTAAGCCAAATGAAACCGAGACTTCGGCAGATAAAGCGAAACGAATTTCAGATATAGCTTTTGATTTATTGAGCGAAAAAGGTTTTAGCCCAAGTAAAGATGAATTGCTTGTGCTTGCTTATAAACACTTATAACAACAAGGCGCCCTAACCGGCGTCTTTTTTTATGCCTTGCAACGAGCCGATGGGGATCGTCCTAGTCGGTTGGCTGGAGAGTATAAGAGAGAGGGTGAAGATATGGGGAAGCTGTCAGAGAAGCAGAAACGATTCGCGGAGCTGTATGTTCAGCTCGGTAACGCAGAGAAAGCGGCAGAACAGGCAGGGTATTCAGCGCGGGGCAACACGACCAAGCTACTACAAAATACGACGATAATGGCCTACGTCGATGAATTGAATAGCAAGATTCAGAAAGAAACGATTGCCTCGGCAGAAGAAGTCAAGGAGTTCCTGACGTTGACGATGCGCAGTGATCACATCGAACCAAAGGACCGCATCAAGGCGGCGGACTTGCTGAACAAGACATATGGGGCATACATCGACCGGAAAGAGATTAGCGGCGACATGGCCCTCCGGATTGAGGTGGATTATGGTCAGGACGGTTAAGCTTCAGTTTAACCCGGCGTTCCGGCAGTCCAATCAATCCAAGCACCGCTACCGCGCACTCAAAGGCTCCGCGGGTTCCGGTAAGTCCGTCAACACGGCACAGGATTACATCGTCAAGCTGAGTGACCTGCGGTACCAGGGAGCAAACCTGCTCGTCGTCCGGAAGATTGACGCATCGAACAAGGACTCAACGTTTGCTGAGTTGCAGAGTGCTTTATTCGCCATCTACGGATCAGACTGGCCCATGTACTGGGTCATCCGCTCCTCGCCGTCCCTCTATTTAGAGAGCAAGGTGACAGGCAACGCCATCATCTTCCGCGGCATGAAGGATGCGAACGAACGTGAGAAGGTCAAATCGATTAACTTCCCTCGCGGGAAACTGACGTGGATTTGGGTGGAAGAAGCGACGGAGTTACTGGAGTCCGATATCGACATACTCGATGACCGGTTACGGGGGATTCTCGACAATCCCGAGTTGTACTATCAGATGACGTTCACGTTCAACCCGGTATCAGCCACGCACTGGATCAAGCGGAAGTACTTCGATTACAAGGACCCGGACATTCTCACGTGCCAGTCAACGTACCTCGAGAACCGTTTCATTGACGAGGCGTACCATCGCCGCATGATGCGACGGAAGGAACAGGACCCGGACGGCTACCGTGTGTACGGATTAGGGGAGTGGGGCGAACTAGGCGGACAGATTCTCACGAATTTCGTCGTCGAGGACTTCGACCCGAACCCATCCCGCTTCGACGATTGGCAGATGGGGCATGACTTCGGATTCAACCACGCTGACGCCGTCTTGAAGGTTGGCATAAAAGATGGAGACCTATATATCTTCCGTGAGCTGTACGAGCACGAGAAGGACATGGATGACATCATCCAATTGCTCGATAAACAGAAGTGGGAACGTGAACGGCTTATGTACTGTGATTCCGCTGAGCCGGACCGTATTCGGATGCTACAAAAAGCAGGATTCAATGCCCGCGCTGTAATCAAAGGGGCAGGGAGTGTCAATGATCAAATCGATTGGCTCAAACGCCGCAAGATATACATCCATCCATCGTGCCAAAACCTCTATAAAGAGCTATCACAGTGGAAATGGAAGAAAGACACGAAAACGAACACGTATCTCGACGAGCCGGTCAACTTCTTCGACGATGCGATCGCTGCCCTCCGCTATGCCACGGAATCTTGGCGCTTGCAGGAACTCAAACTCCGCAAGCGGCGTGAGGGACGGAAATTACTTTACTAAGGTGGTGAATCAATGAGAAGTCAACTGATGAAAGCGAACGCGAAGACGCTGCCTGTCACGAAAGCGGACGAAATCTTCAAGTGGGGAGACGACGGGGTCCAGTGGATTACTGCGCCTTACTCGAAGCAATCCCTCCGCTACGTCGTCGAACAATCAACGGTCCTGCAACAGGTCATCGAAGCCTATAAGCAGAACATCGTCGGTTTCGGGTTCCGGCCCAAGTACATCGAAGAAGGCGAGGAGACAGACCCTCGTAAGTCGGAATGGAACGCACTGACCGAGGTGCTGGACTGGATGGCATTCGATAAGACACCGGTCGAGGAGTTCGAACAGGCGATTGAAGACCGGGAGACGGTCGGGGAATCGTTCATGGAAGTGCTTCGCGATCCGAAGAACAACGTCATCGAGGTCGTTCGCGTCGAACCAGACACGATGGAGATCAGCAAGCCGGGTTATCCGGTTGAGGTCACGATCGAGCGGCGAGGGGTCAAGAAGACCGCCTATCGTAAGTTCCGCAAGTTCCGTTTAGGTAAAGTATTCTTCCGAGAGTTCGGTGACCCGCGTTATATGGACGCTGAGACAGGTGAGTACAAGCAGGACCCACCTGCCAAGCCGGCAACGGAAATCATTCACGACAAGATTGGTCCCGGGCATTACGGGGCACCGCGTTGGATTGGGCATGTCCCATCCCTTACGGGCGCACGCAAGGCAGAGGAACTGAACTGGCGTTACTTCGACCAAGGACGTCATACCCCGATGGCGATTACGGTCACAGGCGGTCAATTGACACCGGAAGCGGAAACAGCGCTTGCTTCGTATACCCAAGCGGTCGGCAATGAGGAGTTGCAGCATAAAATCCTCGTCCTTGAAGCGGAAACGACATCGAATGGACTCGATGACAAGAACGTCGCGAAGGTAGAAATCAAATCGCTTGCGGACATGCTCCAAAAGGACGCTTTGTTCCTCGATTACGACGATAAGACGCGGGATAAGATCCTGAGTGCCTTCCGCTTGCCGCCGGTCTACATCGGGCTATCGAACGATTACAACCGGGCGACGGTCGAAGCGGCCAAGGAATTAGCCGAGGAGCAAGTGTTCCAACCGGAACGCAAGAAGATTGAGAACCTGTTCAATCGACGCCTATTGCCAAGCTACGGGTACCAATACGTCGAGGTCGAACTGGGCGCACCGGAAATCGTCGATGGGGAACTGATTACGAAGGTCATCGCGGAGACGAAAGAACACCTCACGACGAATGAGATTCGCACGATCGTATCTCCGATGTTCGGGGTGCCGCTGAAAATGCTCCAAGGTGATGAATACGACTTGCCGCAACAAAACGCCCCACAAGACCCGCTCACTGTCATGGCAGATGCACAGGGGAAAGCCCTTGCCAAAGCAGAGAACGGGCAACTGGCGTTCATTTTGAAGGATGTCCGCGACGGTCTCGACGAACTGAACGATGTCGTCGGGGGTTGGAAGGGTGAGGACGATGTGTGACATCTCCTTCATCACGAAAGCGGACGACGATGAGTTAAGAGGTCTGCTGAAAGACTTTCCAGAAGTCGAGTACCTGATTGAACGGATCAACGGATTGGAAGCGGTCCTTGCCAAGCTCCTACGGGAGCACCGGAATGATTACATCAAGGCAATCGAACTGTTTTATGCCGAAGTCGGGCAAACGATGGGCTTTGCGTTTCAGATGGGCTTACCGGGCGTTCTTGCATCCGTCACGATGGCGCCTGCCGTGTCCCTAGCCCTGATGCCGCACTTGCAGGAGGTGGCGTCTCACATTGCCAGCACGACGATGGCGCGGATTGACAAGGACGTCGTGTTCAGTGCGATCAGTCCAAGCCGTATCCGCTTCATGCAGGCGTACAGCGATGAGTTGGGGAAGATCCTTGACCAGAACACCGCCAACAAGGTGACGAAAGTCATTGCCAGTACGTTGGAACAGCGCGGGAGCGTCCATGACGTCATTCAAGCGTTGAAAGATGAACCGGATTTCGACCGGGCACGCGCACGACGGGTTGCCATCACGGAAACGTTGACCGCTGCCAGTGTCGGGGACGATGAAGCCTACCAGCAATCACCCGCTGTCATTGGTGTCGAGTGGTTGCACAGCGGAGGACGCAAGAACAAGCCTCGTCCGTCGCACGTCGCACTCAGCGGTACGCAAAAGGGGCTGAATGAGTTCTTTGACGTGGAGGGTGAAATCGCGAAGTATCCGCGGGATACCTCATTGTCCGCCAAGCAACGGATCAACTGTCATTGCACGACGGTTCCGGTCGTCGATCAGAATATCTTAGGTTTATCCGCTGAGGAAAAGAACGCCATCCGACAGGGAGCCATTGATCAATTTGAATAGGAGGGCACTTATGCCACGTGAAATCAAAAACTTAGTTGTATCCCACGTCTCCATCGTGGACAAGGCCGCCAATAAGCGGTCTTTTTTGTTGACCAAAAGCGAGGAGCAACCAAACGTTTCCCGCGACATGAATATCCTCAAGCAGGATGAATCACAGCAAATCGCTTACGGCATCGTGTATGAACCACTCATCAAGGATGCGCACGACGACTACATGACTGCGGACGAAATCGAGAAGGCGGCGCACATCTTCCTCAAGGATTACCGCCAAATCGATAAGCAGCACGACTTCACCTCACAGGTTGGGGATGTCATCGAGTCCTATATTGCACCGGCTGACTTCGAACTCGGTGGCGAGACTGTCACCAAAGGCACGTGGGTCATGGCCGTCAAGGTAGCGGACGAAGTGTGGACCGGCATCCAAAAGGGTGAATATACCGGATTCTCACTCGCTGGCATGGGTGAGGTCATCGAAAAGGCAGAGGACCACAAGTCGTTCCTTGCCAAGGTGAAAGATTCCGTCGCGGAAGTCCTCAAAGACATGGGGCTTCTACCAGACGAACAGGGAGAGGAGGTGACAGACATGACACAGGAACAATTGCAGAAAGAACTCGATTCGTTCAAGAGCGAAATGATGGACTTCTTGAAATCCGCTCTCCCTGTTGCGAAAGCAGAGGAACCGGAACAGGCGGCCGCTCCAGAAGGCGGTCAGCCGGAAGAACCGGACGCACAACAAGCAGATCCGGAAGCATCTGAGCTTGAGAAAGCGCAGGCGAAGATCGCAGAACTCGAAAAACAGCTATCTGTCCGACAACTCCCGGGATCACACACGGAGATTGAGAAGGCAGAGCCAACTTTACAAGCTGAATACACAAAATACTTCGGACCGAGAGGATGAAACTAATTGAACAACAATGAAATGCTCGCAGATTTAGAAGCAATCAAAAAAGCTAACAGTTCAGTCACACTACCGGAGGACGTCGGTCGTGCTTACATGCAAGACGTCGTAGCACAAGGCACAACACTCGCCAAATTGTTCATCTACCCTGCAACTGCTCCTGTCGGAACAATCGACATGATCGGTATCAAGAAACGTAACTTGAAAGAGCACCTCGGACTCGACACAGAGCCGACTGGTTCAGACCTTACAGAAGAACGTTCGGTACCGTTCACACTCAAGCCAGTGTACACAGATACATGGCTGAAAAACTCTGATGTTTACTACACAGCTCGCTCACGTGGTCAAAACATCGAAACAATCATCACAAGCATGATTCAGCAGCAGTTCGGAGCGGATTTGCAGGATCTCGCATTCAATGGCGATGAAGACTCGGCGGATTTGTTTGAGAAACTTCAAGATGGTTTCTTGAAACTGGCTCGTGAGAATGCGGATACAGTCAAACACGACGTTACTGGCGTTGTTAAAGTGGCTGACCTTCAAAAAGTACCAGTCAAAGTTGCACGTGAACAGCTCCGTGCCGGTCGCTTTGTTTGGATCATGGGCGCAGGGACACATGCTGCACTTCAAGCGGAAGTTATGGAACGTGAGACACCTAAAGGGGACGCTGTCCTCATCGATGGTGAACTTTCAAAACTTCACGGCTACGCAATCGAATTGGTTGATCACATCGAAGACGACGTCGTTCTCTTTACACCACTCGAAAACCTTGCAGTCGTTACTGGTTTCAACGTTCAGTACGATCGTTCGGGTACAAGTGAACGTGCTGTAGCGAAACAAGCAACATACCACTTCGTCCTGTCTTCAATCGACTTCATCATCCGTACGCCGAAAGCGCTCGTCTACATCGGTGCTGACGCCGTCACACCCTGAGCCGGCTCCGTTCGCACTAACGTATGACCAGGTCGAGACCTACGGCATCTATCAAATGATGGAGGAACTCGGCCTGACGTACGATGAACTGCTGACGCAGGAGCCTTACACGATGCGTGACGTGCTGGAAAGCATGACGAAAACAGATCTGACGTCGCTCGCCGCGGAACTCGAGATCGTGGGCCGGTCGAGCATGACGAAAGCACAACTGATTGACGCGATTCTCGCGACGCAGGAAGGAGGGGTCTGATGGGAGTTATCACACCGGTGGAACTACGTGCCTATACCAGTTTTGATTCGGTCAAGGGGCGAACTGATCAGCAACTGACAGACGATATTATTCAAGCGGAAGCCGACATATTCAAATATGTACATCATAAGTTTCCGACGAATGAGTATCCGAGTGTCCCTCCGACTGTCAAGTTAGCGTGCAAGAAGCTCGCGGAATACTATGCCCTTTCTGCCCTCGATGAGAGCGCGGTGAAGGGCTATAAGAGCGAAAAGATTGGTGACTATGGTTATACGATGGCAGACGACAAAGGACTTGAAGGAAAACCGGAAATCACGGCATTGCTTGAGGACTACGTCAAAGAAGTCGTCGTCGAAACACCCAAGGTTAGGATGCGATTCGTATGAGTTACGACAAGTTACTCTCCGACCGCGCCGACATCTATCATCTCGACACCACGTCTTCCGGCGGAGGCTTCGGTCTCCCGTCAGAGGACGCTTTTTCGTATCCGAGCACACCGGATGCAACAGGCGTCAAATGTTACCTGGTCAAACGAACAGGCACGCTGAACCAACTCCTGCAAACGGAAAACATGCAAATCCTGAGTCTCAACTGGGTCTGTCACTTCAGGTATGAGGCGGACATCCGCACTGGTGACCGCGTGGTCATCGAAGGAAACCGTTTCAAGGCAGGGATTCCGCGCAAGGTGAAACAGCATCATATCGAGTGTGAATTGTTCCTCGAGGCGGTCTTATGAGCGACTTCGGGAATCTCGACAAGGATCTCGAACGTCTCAAGCGTGGCATCCGAAAGGAACTCCCGTTGATTGTGGAAGCGGTCGGCGCGGAGTTACTCGCGGAAACACGGAAAGAGATCGTCCGGCAACAGCTCGTTGATACACGCGATATGCTCAATAGTTTTAGTTTAGGTAACAGTTTGAACGTCTTCGAAAAAAGTAATGACGGCATGCGGGTGGAAGCGGGCACCACGAGTCCGTATGCGAAATTCGTCAACGAGGGGCACTGGACGACAGGGACCAACAAATCTTTCGTCGAGCCAACCCATTTCTTTGACTCCGCGGTCTACATTGCAGAGCGTTACATGTCTGCTGGTATCAACAAACGATTGGCCCGTATCATCGAGCGTCAATTAGGAGGTGTCTAATGGGCATCCAAAAGCACAGCAGCTTCATCAAGTTCTGCCTCGACTCGTCCGGGCTCACGAAATACTACCGCGATCAGGTTCCGACCTCATTCACGACCAAATCCCTCTACTCCAGCACACCTATCACGATGGGTGTTGCCGGGGCAGGGGGTTTGTCGTTGCGTGAAGTGATGGCGACGGTCACATTCTTTGCTCCGACGCGCTTAGCCGCAGAAACGGATGCCGAGAAGGTGCTGCTTGCCTTACAACGGGCAGGAAACCGCGTCCCGCTCCTTTCGGAAGCCGGGGCAGTCATCGGGAAGTTTGTCGTCAGTGAACCGAACCTCCGCTCGATTCCAAATCCAGTGGATGCGGTCGGTGCCGTGACCTTGACGGTCATGTGGCAGGAAACCATCGAACATATCGATCAACGTGGACCAATACTTCAACGGTCGACGTCTTATTTGGTTTAAGGAAGGGGTAAACGCATGCCATTTTGGGATAAGAACGGACAAGATCCGATTTTACCAGGGCTATATCAAGCTATCGAACAAATGCAAGAATCTGTCATCCGTCCCGGAGAACGTGGCGTCATCGCGATGGTCACACCGGGGTTGACGGCCTTTAAAGGAAAAGTCACCGAGTTGACGAGTGTCGGCGGTGCCGTTGAGGCGCTAGGCGTCTCGAACTACAAGTTCGCGAAACGTTGCTTCGCAGGCGGGGCACGCAAGATCATCGCTTATGTCCCGAACGACAACGAGGAGTTAAGTGACTCGCTCAAACAACTTGATCCGTATTACTTTGACGTCTTCACGATGGGACGCGACGTGGTAGCAGATGACATGGCGGACATCAAATCATGGCGTATCGCGAACATCGAGACGGGCATCAACTATGTCGCGGTCGTCGGTGGAGCGGCAGGACTGGCAGATAACACAGCCATCAAGAGTCTGTACGCAACGGGTAAGCACGGGGACATCATGCACGTCGGTATGGGTGGCGTCGACATCGAAGGCAACGTCGTGTCGCCGGGTGAACTTGCGGCATGGATCGCAGGCGCTCAAGGGGCGAAAGGGATGGGACAAGGTTCCCTCACGCGTCAAAGCATCAACTTCCTCGCAGACGTTGAACGTCGTTTGACGAAAGCACAGCGTGAAGACTTGTACACGGCAGGCATCGCGGTCCCGATTCACAATGGCAGTCAGGTTGTGCTTGAAGCGGCGATTACATCAAGCAAAGTCATCGAAGGGACGAACCCGAGCAAGCCGCATTACGCTGGCGGGAAACTTCGGATCGCCTACAATGCGTCGGTCTATCAGACAGCACTCAATCAAGCGGTCGAAGATCAGTTCATCGGCAAGATCAATAACGACCGGGAAGGTCAGGACATCCTGATTGGCGCACTTAATGATTTCAACGATGCGTTGATTCGGGAAGAAGTCCTCGCACCGGGAACGGTCACGGCGCTTCACCCAGACTTCCCTTCTGTTGGGGATCGCATCTACTTGCTCACGCAAGGGTTCTTCATCGATGCGGCCGAGCAGTTCTTCATCGATTTCCAACTCGGTAGCGTCCCTGCGACGGCTGCCACAGGAGGTGCATAAGCATGGCGGTAACAGGTAAGGATGTAATGCTTGGAACCGGGATGATGGTGTCCTGGTCTTCCGGCAACAAACTCACATACATCGACCGGATTCAAGTGAAAATGTCGGTCGGCAAAGCAGAAATCAAACTGCCACGTCAAATCGTTACGAAACACAAGACGACGGACGTAAAATACAGCGGTACGATCGGCGGATTCGAGTACACACTCGCATTGCAGAAAGCCATGAAGACAGCGACCGAGTTCCGTGGTCAAGACCGTATCGACATTTACTGTGAACTGGAAGATGGAGAATCGGGCGAACGATTCAAATGGCGTATCGTCAACGTCCAGTTTACAGAAGGTGACCTCGTCAACTGGCAGGTCGGTGAAGTGGTCAAGAAGGAAATGCAGTTCGTCTGTGACGACGCAAAAATCATCAATGGTGACAATCGTTAAGAGAGCGGGCAACCGCTCTTTTTTACTTAATTTGGAGGAGGAGAACACATATGGCAGTAAACCAGAAGTTGATTGATCGCTTACTCAAGCGAAGTGAAGAAGATAAGAAAATCGAAATCGGACTCGAAGGGCTTGCGGACACACCGTTCTATGTCAAGTTGACGAAAGAAGAGTTCAAACAAGCTAAAAAAGAAGCGAAAGAAGGATTAGATCCGGAGAACCCGGCACATGAGGATATCTATCGCAATCGCTTGGATGCGCTCATTGTGGCGGCCAGTCTCTATGACCACAACGAAGAGAAGGTTTTCTCGGGTGCTTTGTACGAATCCCTCGATATGGATTTTGACCCGATTAAAGCGGTCGGAAAGTTCATTGAATATGCCGAGGAACAAATCATCAATGCCGCCGCTCTCGAATGTATCGGATTCATCCCGAAAGAGAAAGCAAAGAAGGATAACGAAGCCGCAAAAAACTAATGGAAGGGTTGCAGGAGGACGGCAGTCCGATTGAAAAGGGAGAACCACCCGACGAATTTTATTGGCTCCATCACTTGTTCCGCTTACACGGGATTCCGATACACGAATCCTACCAGTGGGACGAGGAAGCCAAACGGGTGATGATTCTCTCGATCAGCTTGCAACTCAAAGAAGAACAGGAACGGTTAAGCCACGGGATAGGGAGAGTGATGTAAATGTCAGACAAACGGTATACGGTCATTTTTGATGCGAAAGACAAAATCTCTTCCATTCTGGACCGTTTCATTCGGAAATCCAAAGAGTCAGAAGATGCCTTGAAGCGGACCAGTCGTGAGACGGAAAACTTCGGGCAATCCTCCAGCAACCAAGCCAAGCGGGTCGAAGGGGCATACAATAGCCTACACGGACGACTAAAGGTCGTGGATGGTGCGTTCTTGCGAATGGACGACAGTGCCAAACGTTCCAACTTTGCCTTGCGTGAAATGGGCGGTACGCCGCTCTCTCGTTTATCGGATGGTCTGAGCGGAATCACGACATTGCTTGGTGGCATTTCCGTCGCTGCCATTGGTGCCGGTACGGCAATCAGTGCCATGGCCGTCAAAGGGACATTCGATAATGTGTTGATGCCAGCCATGAAACGAGAAGCTGATACAGTCACAGTGGGTGCCACGTTGAAAGATGAATCGATGCTCCCGAGCATCATGAAAGACATCGAAGCCCAAGCGCAGGACTCAGTGTTCGGGGTGTCGGAAATTTTGACGGGTACGAAAGGGATGCTTGGTCTGACGCAGGATCGCGGAATGTTGAAAGATGTCAACAACCTGACCGAACGGATTGCTTTAACCGACCCGGAGCAAGGATACAAAGGGGCTTCGTACGCCATGAAGCAAGCGATGTCGGGTGACTTAAACTCCATCGTCGACCGGTTCGAGTTGGATCGTGCTTCCTTCTACAAGGAAGGCTACAAAGCCGGATTATCACCGGAAGAATACTACCAGATCGTCGAGAAGGTCATCTCCGATAAAGGATTTGACCAAGACTTCTTAGAAAAGTCCCGGAATACAGGGATTGCCCAGTATGAGAACGCCAAATCAAACATCCAAGAACTCGGGGTCAAAGCTGGATTCGGGATGGTTGAAGAATTAAAGCCGTACCTCAAAATGTTGAACGGCATGTTCAAGCAAAAAGACGAAATGAAGAAATTCACAGACTCCATGAGTGACCGGTTCCAAAGCGTGCTGAAGCGGGTCTTCGCTTTAGGGGACGGGGTTCAAGTCACGTGGGCGGACATCACGAAGTGGTCAGAGAACACGTTTGACGGCGTCATCAACATCATCGATTCGACAGCCACGACATTCGGCACGCTCATGACGGTCTTATCGGGTGGCGACTTATCGAAGCCGCAAGATTCGTTCAAAAACTTCGGGGACGTCCTCGACGGGGTCGCAGGATTCATCGACAAGATCAACGACGGGTTAATCGCCATTGGTCAATCCATGGAGTTTCTAAAGCCGCTTGATGAATGGTGGAGTAACGCCCAAGAGTCCGGATTAGCTTCAGCACTCGGTTTGAATGCGGATAAAGAGAATAAGTCTTCCAATGAGCAATACGGCTTGATTGGCGGTCCGGTCAACGACACGCTCGAAGCCTGGCAAGGTGTCGACTGGGGTAACCTCAAACCAGATTGGAATCCAGTCACGAAGTTTAAAGAAAACACGAAGAAAACAGATGATATTCCACTCTTTGGAGATAATCTGCTCGGTCATGCTGTCAAAGATGGTGCAGATGCCACATGGAGCGGGATCAAAAGTGGAGCAAACGCAGTCGCCGGATGGTTCGGTGGACAAGCGGATGGCTCGCACGCCAATGGGCTCTCTTACGTCCCGAAAGACGATTACAAGGCAAACCTGCACAAAGGCGAACGTGTCCTCACACGGGCAGAAAACCGCGATTATTCACAACTTATGCAAAGTGGTACGCAAGAAGCATCAAACGGCGTCGTCATCAACGTCACGACGATGAACGTCCGCAGTAATGAAGACATCGACGCAATCGGGGAATCCATCGTCATGCGTCTGCAAGCGAGGGGGTAACCGATGGGGGAATCAATCGACGTCAAGTTCACGCACTACTATAAAGGCAAGACCACGAAGAAGGTCCGGGAGAAAGTCCGCAAGAAAGTCAACGGCAAGTACGTCACGACCTACGTCACGAAGAATAAAACGGTCCTGACGAACAAATCGCGGACGGTCGTCATCCCGGTGACACCCGAATCGATGCCGAGTACACGCCTTGCTAATTACGATGACATCCCGACGCTCCAGAAGCGAATCCACACACGACGGGGCGCAGTCGGCGGTCGGTCGATGACATGGAGTTCATTCTTTCCGGCCATCGATTATGGCTTCCTGCAAGTCAACCAGGTCGAGAATCCGGTCAAGCTCGCCCGGTGGTTCGATGACCGCCAGTTCAACGACTCGCGGGTCCGCGTTCGGATCCCGGCACTGTATATCGACAATTATTATGACATCCGTTCGTTTGAATGGGATGTCGAGCCAGGCACGCATGACATTCGCTACACGATCACGATCACCGAACAGTACAATCCGAAGGTCAAGACGAAAATCATCAAGTAGGGAGGGATTCCATGGGCTGGGCAGACGATTTCAATAAACACATCAAAGAAGAAGGTAAGAATACGGACGTCCGCTTATTCATCGGTTCCATTACCTCCATTACACCACTGATGGTCGGAGCGAACAACGGGACGGTCGGAGCCGCAGAATGGACGACAGCTGCCGCAAAAGATGCCGCAGTCGGGGACCGTGTCGTGATGATTCAGGACATGACGACACGTATGTTCATCGTCCTCGGGAGGCTTGTAAATTCATGAGCTATACCGTCTATTACTATCACCGCAAGCGGAAACGGCGCTACGATGTCAGCAAGCTCATCAAAGACGTCAGCTGGACAGGAAGCGTCGAGAAGATGTATCGGACCGCGATTGTCTCGGTCACGTCACTCTCGGGCGTACCCTACAACACCGGCGAAAAGATACGGATCTATAAAGGGGACACGCTCATTTTCACGGGGCGTGTCTTTAAATTTCAAAAAATGGGCACGGGCGACGTCGCATTAACGTGTCACGACGACGCCTTTTACCTCTTTCGGTCGCAAATATCCTTTTCACGGGCATCGATTACATTGTCAGAAGTGTTCGAGTTGTGCTGTAAGAAAGTTGGCATCGAACCGGGCTACGTCAAGAAGACGAAAAAGACGTATAAGAACTTGGAGTTCGTCGGGGAAACGATGCAAACCATCCTGTACACCGTCATGGGCATGGAGCGGGAACGGACAGGTAAGCGGTATTACGTCCGGGTCAGCAAAGGGAAACTGGAGTTCCGCGAGCGAGGCGCCTTGAATGGGGTCGTCATCGAAGCGGACGTTGTGCAATCGATTGATGCTGTCCGTTCAGCGGAGAGTACCTACACGGCCATCAAATACGACGTCACGATTGACTCAAATACCGGTTCGACAACTCCGGATGCGCCAGGTAGCAAATCGACTGCGACCCTCATGGATTCTTCGAAATACCATGGACCGGATTACATCGTTGGCAAAAGTGGATGGGGCTCCCGAATGAAGGGGACGGACAAGTGGAATGATTTGATGATCAAGGTCGGCCGAGAAGCCGGCATCGATCCATTGTTCCTTAAAGTCATCATGACCATTGAATCAGAAGGTGACAAAAAAGCACTGGGTCCCTGGCTCTCAAACGGCGACCGGGCACGTGGACTCTTCCAAATCGTTCCCTCAAAAGTAGATACCGACTTGGATTGGGCACGTCTACTTGAAGCTGAATACAACATGCGCAAGGCAGCGGATATCTTCCTGTATGAAAAAGGTAACATTGCAAAGAGTTTGGGTAAGAAAATGAGCGTCGCGGAGATGGCACGTTTTTGGGTCGGGTATTCCGAAACTGATTATTCTTACGCCTATCAACAATGGGCAATTGGATTGTACACGGGAATGGGTGGCGATCCGGATAGCCTGATTACGGAAAGCAACAACAACTATAAGGAAACGGGGACGACGAAGCCGGTCACTGTCGATTCGGAACGGACGTATACGCTCGATTCGGATTTACGGAAGAAGCTCGGTGTCATCATCGCACAGAAAAAAGGGTCATTCGACTCGAAGAAAGAGTTCGAAGATGTGCGTAAGGCACTTGCAAAAGACTTATTACGTGAAGAACGAATCGTGACGGTCAAGTTACCGGGCACAGTCTTTGGCGTGACCGGACGAAAGGTGGTCTTCAAAGACAGTCTCGTTGGCGCGGGTGGGACATGGTACATCCGTTCGGACGATCATCGCATTGATGAGTTCGGGCACAACATGACCTTGACGCTCTCAAATATTGACGAGACACCGGAACCGGAATACACACCACCGAAAACACCGGAAGATGCAACAGGTGGCGGAGAAACAGGCGGCGGTTCAGATAGCGGTGTTGCTACTGGGAAAGCGGCAGACGTTGTGGCTGAGGCACAGAAATGGGTCGGGCAACTCCGGTATGTCTTCGGTGGGAAATCAATCGTTAACGGGACGGGTGACTGCTCTGGATTCACAAAGTACGTCTTCATGAAAGCAATTGGTTTAAACATCGGCGATGGGACAAGTAACCAACTCGCGAAAGGCAAAAAGATTAGTTTTGCTGATGCACGAGCTGGGGACCTTGTCTTTTTCGCGGGCACGTATCGAGCAGGTGTATCACACGTCGGCATCGTTACTGAAAAAGGGATGATGATCGACCTACAAAGCGGCGGTTGTATAAAAGAACGGTACGATGGACCGTACTGGAAAAAATACTTACTCGAAGTACGTCGGGTACTGTGAGGTGAATCATGAACGCGGAACAAATCATTGAAGAAATCCTTGATACAGCGGAAACGTTGCAAGAGGAAGAGAATGTCCTTGCGGATCAACCGCTTTCGGCTCCAGTACGCGACAGCACATGGACGATGGGATGGGGCACCGGTCGATTCGGAGGACGGGCGACGGGTGAACAGGCCATCGTTGAACGAGTCGTCAAATACATGTTGACCCCGCGTGGTGAGTTTGAGGTCTATCCAGGAAACGGGACCGTGGACTACGAAAGCGATGAATACGGCTCGCTGATTTACGAATTGGTCGGTGAGGTCTACGCATCGAATGAAGACATCACGCAAGCCCTGCAAGGCATCTGTGACCAGGCGCTCGTCGAGCTGACGGACGTTCAAATGTTGACCGTTGTCGATGCCAAGGTGGTCAACGATAAGGTGACGGCCCGTATCATCGTCACGGTCGAGAACGGAGAAGAAACGGAGGTGGAATTGAATGGCATTGGAATTTGAAACGGAGTTTTTACCGGTCATTGAGCCGCGTGACGTCGACGACATCCATGCAGATATGTTACAGGTCGCGCTCGAGAACGATTCGAAAATCGACATTCGAGTCGGGGAACCGGTCTGGGATGCCACACGCCCGACGGCTATCATCGTCAGTGGGCAATCGATTGAAATTCTCGACGCAATCCGGGCAGCCATCCCGCAACTATCCTTCGGAACGTACCTCGATGAACATGCAAAAGACTTGCTCGAAGATGGTCGGAAACCCGGCGTCCAAGCTGTTGTTCCTGTGACCCTTACTTCGTTCGTTGCATTGACTGTACCGAAAGGGACCTCGTTGTATACCGGCGGGGATTTACGCTACACCCTCGACGAGGATGTCGTATTAGTGCCGCCGGAAGAACAGCCAGACCCGGATTATCTGATTCCCGGAGAGGCAACGAGTACCGCGACAGCAAGCGACATCGGCATCATCTATAACGTCGTCGAAGGGGCCATCAATCTCGTTGATGGAGATTTAAAAGATTTGGTCCGTGTGACCAACACAGAAGCCATCGTGCAAGGTGTTGATCAAGAGTCGGACAATGACCTCAAAGCCCGGATGCGACTAGTCGCCCGAAACCTGTCCGGTGCCGGCAACCTCGACGATTACGAAGCGTGGGCCCTTGAAGCGACCGGCATCACGAAGGCGAAAGTCTTCCGCGCGGATCCATCGCCAGGGAGCGTGACGATCCTTGTCGCGTCGAAAGAAGGCATGCCGACAGCGGAGCAAGTCGCGGAAGCCCAAGCCAAGGTCAGCGCCAAAGGGGCATTGATTGCGAACAATATTGTCCTCGCTCCGACTGCTTTGCCGATTTCCATCGCGGCCAACATTACGATCGAGGCGGACGCCGTGTTTGCCGACGTCGAAGTGGCGTTCGAACAAGCGTTGCAGGATTACTTAGCCGAGCGTGCGTTCAGTGGTGACGTCATCCGGTACGCCCAACTATTCAACCTGCTGATTGACCAACCGGGCATGGTCGACGTCGAGAACCTACTCGTCAATGGTGGGACGGCGAACATCACGCCGGGTACGAAGGAAATCGCGACGCTCGGGACGGTGACGTTGACATGATCAATGTCTCACCACTCGCTTACGACATGCAGCAGGAATTCTTAGACATGAGCGCCGACTACTGGCGGGAACACCTCGACATGCAGGGCATCTTCCTCGCCGGGGCGCACGCGCTCAGCCAACAACAGGAGACGATTGACCGGTACCTCTATTCGGAGCTGCTCATTGAGACGGCGACGGATTGGGGTCTTTCTTTGAAGGAGGACTTCTACGGACTGCGGGACGGCATTGCCCGTTCCTTGGATGCCCGACGTTCTCGTTTACGGGCGACGATGCGAGGTGGGAAAGCCTTGACCATCGATGACCTCGAAGCGCTCGCGGGCGTGTTCACAGGTGGACTCGTCGACATCACGATCGATTACGATCAGTTCATTTATACGGTCGAGTTTCGCGATACCTACGGCATACCGGAACGGATTGAGGACGTGCAACTGGTCCTCGCCCGGAACATTCCGGCGTACTATGCCATCGTCTACAAATTCAAGTTCACGACGTACCATACGGTCAAGAACTACTTCGATGATTACGCCGAACTCAAGGCGGCGAACCTCACGTACAAGCAACTGCTCGTCCGCAAGCTCGATTACGACACGTACGACGAAGCAGAAGCGCGCTACACGACATATGACGCCCTCGAAGCGAGTGGGCTGACGTATGAACAACTCACACGCAAGGAGGACAACACATGAGCAAAACGCCCAACTATCAATTGACGAAGCTTGATGACTCATTACCGGCGGATGTCGTTGGCGATCATAACCGACTGGCGGACGAACTCGATGCCAAGTTGACGGATGAGTTTGAGAAGACCGAACGCAAGACGAACCGAAATAAAGCGAACGGATATGCCGGGCTTGGTCCAGACGGTCGAGTCGGAACAGCGCAACTACCCGCCTACAAGATTGGCGACAAAGAGGTGCAAATCACGAACCTGCAGGACAACGACACGCTCAAATTCGACAGCATCATCGACCGATGGCGCAACGTCCAGACGAACATCGACCGGACGCCTCCGGGCAACGTCACGGGTCTTGCGGCAGATACAGCCAGCGGAGCGGTCACGGTCAAATGGGCAGACCCGGTGGATTCCGACTGGTTCGCGACACGGGTTGTCCGGAAGCTCGGAAGCTACCCTGCCAACGCCAACGACGGAACGACGATCGTCACCTCGACGGTACGTGATCAATACAAGGTCAATGGGTACGTCGACGCCGGACTGACGAACGGATCGGAATACTTTTATCAACTGTTCCCGATGGATGCCGCGCAGAACACGAATGGCAACACGGCGAACCGCGTCAAGGCGACCCCGCAAGCGGTCCTCTCGTTCGGTCTTGCCTGGAATAAGACGACCGGTCAGGTCACACGCCTCGGCGATGCGGTCGGACGGAATGTCTCGACAGCGGAAGGGATCAAGACGAGTGACTTTTCAAACGTCTATCCATGGGGCGGCATGCGCCGCTGTAACTTAGCGGCAAACGGAACCGTCACATCCTACCAAGGCGATCCGACATTCGCGCACGACGGGACGAAAGGAAATGTCATGGTCGAGATTCCGAAGTTTTGGTTCAAGAAGGTGAAAACAGCGGAAGGGTTCGAGTTCTGGATTGCCAACGGTCCGACGGCAGGGTTCACGATTCACCCCGCCTTTTATCGCGATCGTGGCACCGGCAAGGCAGACGAGGTCGAGAAACGTTACGTCGGCGCGTTTATCGGCACGAAAGTCGGGAGCAAGCTATATTCCTATTCAAATGTCATCGCCTTGAATCGAACCGACATCGGGACGTTCCGGGAAATGGCACAGGCACATGGAGCCGGATGGGGCATCGAAGACTTCCACCTCGTCAGTGCGGTTCAAGTTCTGTACCTCGTCGAATTCGCGAACTTTAACTCACAGGCTGCCATCGGCATTGGTGATACGAACATGTCCTACGGCGGCATCGAAGGCACACCACTCACGGTCGGGGCGACGGCGATTCATGGCAACAACACCTACGGTAAGACAGTCGCCAGTCGATTTGTTCGGGCGGATACCGTCGTCAGTTACCGCGGTATCGAGGATGTGTTCGGGGCATACAGTCGCTATGTAGACGGTATCTTCATCACGACCGGCAATGCCTATCTCATCGGGAACCGTGCCTTCAACAACACCGGGCAAGGCTACACGACGACGATTCAGACCGCCTTCGTGGGAGAGGTCGTCGGGCAGACGTCCGATATCTTTGATTCGGTCGAGGCGGGCTTCCTGCCGAAAACCATCGACGGGACATCGAACTCCGGTCTGTTCGATTATGCAACCTATGCTGCCAGTTCCAATGTCCACGTCGGGGGAGATGGATCAGAAGATTACGCGGCCGGGATTTTCCGCATGAACACGGCACCGACTTGGTTCAGTGTCGGGCAATACCCACGGGTCAGCGCCCGGCTCGCGTATTAAGAAAGGGAGTGGATGAATGAAAGTCAGAGGGAATGCGTCGCCGGAACCCGTGTGGATCCGTTGCGTCGAGAACGGGGAGGCGAAGGTCCGTCTTCGCCAGGACGTCGTCTTGAAAGCGGATGACGAGGAACATCTCGAACGCACCTATTACGAGTGGGACGAGATCGAGTTGTCCATTGTCGACCGGGACAACCTGCTTGGCTACGTACAGGAGAACTTCGATGCGTTGTTTGAACATGGACTTGCGGAAGAAACGAAGCCCAAGCCGAAAACAGCGAAGGAACTGCGAGATGAGCAGATTAAAGGTCTTGAAAGCGATGCGCTTGCCCAATCAGCGATGCTTGTCGAGATGTTCGAAATGTTATTAGGGAGTGAAGCATGATGGATGAGTCACAATTGACGACGTTGGAACAGCTGGCCATTGGACGATATGTCGTCTTGATCAGAGCAGAATGGCGGACGCTTGAAAGCGTACCAGAAAAACTACGCCCCTATGTAGAGGCGCGACTGGAGGCGGAGTGATGGGGACTACAAATTACAATCTACCTAAGATCAGTGGCACGGCGAGTGTTAAAGTCCCTCGGGATGTTAACGCTTTGGCTGACGCAGTTGACCAAACCTTGAATCTTCAATTGATGGATGTGAGAAAAAACACATTGAAGTCAGTATTCACTGCCCATCGCGGTTTAAACAACGCCTTCCCTGAAAATACCCTGTTAGCTTTCGAGATGGCATGTCTTGCCGGTTACAAGGTTATCGAACTCGACATTCAACCTTCAGCAGAGGGGGTATTGGTGGTCCACCACGATTTGACCCTTGAACGAATGACCAATGGAGCGGGGCAAGTATCAGCCCAAACCCTCAGTCAGTTAAAAACCTTGACCATCGACGGGGGAATTGCGGCAAATGAATATCCGAATATAAAGATTCCGACATTAGAAGAGACGTTAGCTTTGTTCCGGAGATACAATGTCAAGCCGATGATCGAATTCAAACTGATTAATGATTACGCTCAGCTTAATACGTTAGTCGATTTGCTGAAAGTATACGGAATGGAATACAACTCATCTATCATTTCCCCTGTAACATACTTGATTCGTGAATTCCGAGCGAGGGGTGGAAAGTCAGAATGTCTTTATTTAAATTCAGTGACCCCGGAAAGTACCGCTTTGTTAAAAGAGTATGGAAACTGCGGGTACTGCTTAAACTATCTAAGCACGACTGAGTCGCTCGTTAAAGCCATTCATGCGGAAAACTTGTCAGTCGCAGTTTATACGGTGAACGATGTTTCGATAGCGCGGAATCTATCCCGCTGGGGCGTGGAGTACATTACGACGGATACAATCAGAGGGGTGTCTTGATGCGATTTTATTCGTTAGTGAGTGAAAAAGATTTTGATATCTATGCACCGTTTGGTTTCACGAAGACGAGTGAAGCGACTCCACTTCCTCCGAATACGTATGCATTCAATACAACGTTTAAGGCGGTTCACTTGAATGACGCAGCAGCCGATAAGAAAGGTTCCTTCGCGTTACCGATCGGTTTCGTGCAAAAAGGGGACTTTATTAAAGTCTCAGTTGAATTGATGAGTGTATCAGGCGTCCGTCCGAAAATCGCATTGGATTGGTCTTTAACGAACATTTCAGGTGCTGGTACGGGGAATTCGTATATCACACAAATTGAAAAAGTAGGCGAGTTCGAGAAAGTGGAGATTGATTACCTGGTGGAATACGATTCTTATTATTCCGCATTGTTCGGTGTGTTCACGGGTGATATCGGCGAGTATTATACCAAAAACTGCTATATCGAAATTCAGTCCCGTTACAATACACGACCTAAGCGATATAAACCCGGATTTAGAACTTATGTTGTATTAGGTGAATCCGGCGCCTACTCGGTCCAGAATAACTTTGGAGACGACATGGCGACGGTACAAGTCGATGTAACAAACAAAGAGCTTATCTTTACCCATTCCAAGGCATTCGCAGGCACTAAATCTGGTGTTGGTTTCGTAAGTGGAATGTCAGTCGGTGTTTCTGCGAACTATCGCTTTTACACATACGCTTACTCCTTACAAGGATGCAAAGTGAAAATCTACGACGTTGCGACTAATACGTTACAAAACCCTGCGAGTATTGCTGGGCAATTATGGTTCAATTTGTTCTTTAGTGGAACAGATAACGAAATTGAATTGATTTAACCATTGTTTACCAGAGGGATTTTATATATATTTGTAATATCAAAGTTTTATCGGAGGATAATATGAATATATATAAGCGGTTCATAGTCAACGTGTTGGCAAACAGTCAGTGGATACCAATACAAATTCGCACCAAACTTTACAACTGGATGGGGATCAGAACAAATCAGTCTGAAATTCGACCTGGCTGTTTCTTTAATTCTGAATTCGTCAACATCGGGACCAAGAGTTTCATTAATTTCTATTCTCAGTTTCACTCAGGTTACGACGAGAGGGGAGTTATTACTCTAGGGGAAAGATGTTACATCGGAATGAATGTTAACTTCTGTACGATTTCTCATGAACTTGGAGATTCCTCACAACGAGCAGGGAAAAACACGTACGAGCCAATAACGGTAGGCAACGGCACGTGGATAGGAGCGAATTCAATTATCCTTCCCGGTGTTGAAATCGCAGAGGGGTGCGTGATTGCTGCAGGATCAGTTGTCACAAAGGATTGCGAAGCAAATAGCCTCTATGCGGGGAATCCAGCAAGGAAGATCAAGGACTTACCACATCCGAATCTAAAAGTTTCTAATAGTTAAGAGTAGGCATCCGCTTACTCTTTTTTTCTTTTTCCTCACATCCAACTCAATAACACTAGGGGGTCATCGCTTGGAACAACCACCGCAGGCAGAACGTCCTGCTGCTGTACAACGGCATGAAATTGAAGCGGTTTGGCGCGAGTTCGACCGCCGTAAGGAATGGATGGACAAGACGGACCGCTTTAAGGAGCGCGTCGATAACGAGATTGACCACATCCAAGGGGAACAGCGCGAGATCAAGGAGACACTCAAACACATGACGGACTCCGTCGGTAGCATCCTCGACGATTCGAAGTGGCTCCGCCGCACCGTCACGAATATTCTCATCGGGGGCACGTTCTCTGCCATCCTCGGCGGCATCGTGTTCCTCGTCCAGAAGGGGGTGGGGGGATGAAGCGTCCAATCCCATTGTTCGAGGTCTGCATCACGCTGTTCAGCATCTACCTATCCATCATGTTCTTCATCTTCGCGGAATTGTTCGAGGAACAGAATCATGCCTTCTACACGCACATTCGCCAGCTGATGCCACAAATCGGTTGGGCGATTGCCGTCTTCGTGGCTGCCATGACAAAAGTCGTCGGCTTACTGCTCAATAACGTCCACATCCGTCGTATCGGTCTTGTCATGTCTGGCATGATCTATACGGCGTTTTCCATTGGATTCGCAACGGCATTCCCGAACATCTCGACCGGCTTGTTCGCCATCCTCGCCGTGATGTGCTTCATGAACATGACGCAAGTCCGCAGCACTGAATTATAA